TTTTCTGTAACCAAGTCCCAAACATTACTTTTCCATTCACGACCAATAAGGTCACTTGCTGAATAAGGTTCCCAATAATCATCATCACATAGAACATTTTTAGCCAAATACCTATTTACACGACTATAACCACCACTATTATCATCAAATAAATTTACAAAATCACACCAACCATCGGCAATAAAATATAATTTACCGTTTCTATATTCTACATCCCTAAACTGACCAGCAATATAAGGACCAACAACTTCAACAGGGAATGATTCATATCTAAGTAAAATTTGTGCTGGAGTTAAATCTGATTCAATTTCCAAGTCTCTAACCCAACCAAAACCATCTTCTTCTGACTCATTTAAATTGTCTAAATCCACAACTTCATCTCTATGGTACCATCCATTATGTTTATCTGACCATCTATAACCCTCATTTATAGCTAACTCATACATAGTACTCAAGTCCATGTCCTCAACAACATAACCTAATTGGTCTAGAGTATAATACATCTCATCATCAGACCTAAAAAAAACATCTGGTGATATAGAAAGTTCATCAGGGACAACATCTCTAATCCAATCTAATGAATCTTTTTTTGATTCATTTATTGTTTTAGGTTGAAGAGGTGGATTTAATAAAAACTTCTGATTAATCCATTTACGTAATTCATTTTCAACAAAGTATTCAGGTACGGGTTCTGAATCAGGTTTAGATGCTGCCAATTCAGATATATATCTAGTAAATTTAAGTTTAACTTTTCTATCCATCATGTGTAATAAACCATCTGAAATAAAGAATATCTTTGATATAGGATCACCCAAAGGAAGGTCACCCTCAACAGTATCCATTATCATCATCATAGTCTTACCCCACCAACTTTTATAACCTCTAGTATCTTCTAAACCTGGTCTTACTATTTTATTAAAAGCTCTTATTGAACTACCAATAAAACCTGCAATAGCTATTTGTGGAAAAAACCACGGAATTAATCTTATTGAAGCTTTATAAAATCCCTCACCAATATCAAAAGCCAAATTTTTTGATTGAGCAGTCTCTATAAGTTTTCTTAATTGACCAAAAGTAATTGGTCCTTGTTTTTTACAAAACTTTTCTTTTTCACAAACATCAGAAATTACTTTTTGTGAAGGAGCAACAGCACCTTTAGAAGGGTCTGTTTCTTTTGGTAACTCTTCTAAGTTTTGATTTTCTAATTCTTCTTCAGATTCTTTTAATATTTTTCTAATGAGTTCTTTCATTCTTTTAATAAATATCTCTATTTTTGTAAAAATGATTAATTATGCCTGAATTAGCAGAAGTAAAAATAATGTCTGAATATATTAACTGGGTTAATGTTGATGAAACTTTTGTTGCTGTAGAAAAATCAAAAGAAAACAAAAACCCGGACATAAAAATACCTTATAAAAGTTTTAAGGTGTCATCAAAAAGTCGTGGTAAAGAATTAATGTTAATTATTTCAGACATCACCACAAAAGAATCTAAAACAATTTTAATGGGGATGGGAATGTCAGGTAATTGGATTTTTATAGAAAAAGGTCCAACACCTAAACACGCTCATTTAATTTTTCACACTGATTGGGGTGGTAGACTTTGTATGGTTGACTTTAGAAGGTTTTCCAGGTGGAAAGAGTCTGATACATGGTCAGATAATCGTGGTCCTTGTATGTTAACGGAATGGGAAGAATTTGTAACAAATTTAGAAAATAATTGTTATAAAAAAATATTTGATAAACCCATTTACGAATTGATGATGGACCAAAAGTATTTTGGGGGTTTGGGTAATTATTTGCGTGCAGAGATATTAGACCGATCCAACCAAAACCCATTTGTATCTTCTAGAGAGGCTATTGAAAATAAATTAATGTTAAAACTTTGTAGAGAAGTTGTTATGGAAGCTTATCAATTAGGTGGGGGTCAGTTATCACAATGGACTAATCCTTATTTTAATGATAAGGTAACTTTTAGAGAGTGGTTACAATGTTACGGTAAAAAAGAAAAAATAGTCGATTCTAAAGGTAGGACTTTTTGGTTTGATTCTAAATGGAATTAATTATTTTCAGAATAGTTAAGTGCTACAGCTAACCAAACAAACCCAAAAACAAAAAGTTTAAAAAACGATATAAAATCATTTTTATATAAAAGAATTAAAATAAAAGGACAAACTAACCAAATAAATAAACTAGTTAAAACAGATTTTATTTCTTTATCTCTTTTTATTTGTTTTTGGGTATTCTGATAATTCTCCCAGGAACCATATTTATCTTTAATTTCTTGATTCCTTCTTCTAGATTCTATGGCAGCTTCTTTAGGTGTATAACCATTATTATCTACTTGGGTTAAATCAGTGTTTTCTTTGAAGTAAAATTTACAAGCAGTAGAACAAAAATTATAAGACCTATAGACACCATTGTTATTTCTATAGTAATCATAGTTAAATCTTTCTTCGTGGTATTTACCACACCAATCACATTTACGAGACATAAATTTAAATTATGATTTTAATTTTTATTGTAAAGAATATTCCCATCTTATGTTACCACAATCCCAAATACGATTATAACCTCGTTCAAACATTATTTCTTTTTCAGTTTTATTTGGATCAAACCCGTTTTTAACCAAAACATCTTTTCTGAATTTATAACGATTATATTTAGTGTGGTTCATGGTATAATAATAATTTGGTTTTGTCTCACCACCCATGATAAACCCAAGTGATTTATACAACTCACCATTAAAATATCTTTTATCAGAATAAGAAATAACTTTTTTAGGTTTATGAGATTTAACAAAATATTTAAATAATTTTGAAGCTCCACCAACAACTTTGGTGTTTAATTTATTACAAAATCTTAACATTTCATATGAACCTTCTTCAGATGTATACCCCAAAGATTTACGTAAACCACCAAAACTCATTATAGAAAGTAGTTCATTTTCAAAATAAAGACCATACACTGTATTTGAACCAACAAATCCTTGTATATGATTTTCATTTAAAAACTTTTTCTCTTCTTCAAGTGAAACTTCTTTTATTATACATTTTCTGGCATAAAAAGTTTTATCAACAATACCGAGTTTATTTTTTATAATTGATTTAACAATGTCAGATTTTTGTAACCATTCATCCTCAAATACGTGTATTAGTTCATAACCTTTTGAGCTAGCTAAAATAGTTTTATTTAAATGATAATTTTTGTCTAAATATAAATCTGAATGCCAATGTAAACCGTTAAACTCAATACCCAATCTTTGTTTAGGTACTAAAATATCTATTTCTTTACCATTGAGTATTGTTCTATTTTTTGTTTCTATTTCTTCTAATGATGAAACAAAAAGAGATAAACTTTTTTCTAAACCCGAAGTTTGTTTGTCGTCAGTTGAATTACATTTTGTACATAATACTGATTTTTGTTTAGTTCTGTAATTAAATAAATTATTATATATTTCATAATTTTTACCACAGATTGAACATTCTAAAATTATATTTTCATCTTCTAAATTATATGAAATAAATTTATCACTAGTTTTTTCTTTTACATTGTTAATAAAAGTTTCTCTCCTACTAATTTTATTTTTATCTGAATTATTATAATTAGAATTCCCATATAATAATTCTTTAGTGGTTTTCATTTTTTTAACGTTATTAAAGTTTTCATCCCCATAACGTTCTTTTTTTGTTTTTTTCTGTTTTGAAATAAAGTCTTTATGTTGTGAATAATAATCCACACCCCACTTTTTTTGATTAGACTCTTTAATTCTTTTACTTAGAATTTCTTGATTATTATTTGCACAATCTAATGAACAAAAATCTAGATAACCACCTTTGTCAAACCTATTTGAAAATTTCACCAAGTTATCACAACCACAACATTTTGGTCTTGATTCTAATTTATGGAAATAAACCCATATTTTTTCTTTAAATGTTGAATCTTGGGGTAGTTTACCTTCTGAGTATTTGATTATTTCAGAATATTCTTTTGGATGGTTTTTGGAAAACCATGTTTCTTTTGTTTTGTAACCTGATTTATTATCTGTTATAAAAAAAGAAAAATCCATACATCTATAGTTTTATTACTATAAATATATGGATAATCTTTTTGGAAGTCAAGGTTATGTTGTAACCTATATATCAGAATACGTGAATAGCTCTATCAAAACGTAAAGTTGCACTGATATCAGCTACATCAGAAGAACTATAATCTAAATCATTAAAATTAGCGTTAGTTAACATAGTTCCTTGTAAAATCCATTTCTCAATTACAACACCTGTTGGGTCTAACAATTCTAACTCAACGTCTTTTTTATAACCAGCAGCGTAACCCATTCTACCGGTTACAGATTCAGCATGTAAACGAACCCATTCCATTAGAGCTTGTGCAGCTGAAGGACCAATAGGATCACGGAATGTAACATCAATTGTTTCCCAGTTAAATCTACCAGCAACATAAGTTGATGTGTTTAAGAATGGGATTTCAACTTCTTCAATTGTAATAGAAGGTCTTGAACCTGAAGATACAAACCACTCCTGAATACCAAGAGGTGTAGGGAATCTAAATATAAACCTATTTTTCTTTTTTGGCTCGTAGGGTACGGGCATCCTCATTAACAAATCTGCCATAATTTATTGTTTTTGTTTTTTTATTGTTATCTTTAATTATAAATATGCTGATAAAATAATTTTTTTTTATTTCATCAAATTTTTTATTCTACTAACTTCTTCATATAAGAAATTATCACCTCTATCGTAATGTGCTAATTGAGGTGGTTTAGTTCTAGGAGCGGAGCCACCAAAAGTACCCTCAACACCTTTCTCACCCCCTCTACCTTCTTCAGGTTCTTTAGGTGTTGTTTTTTCTACTTTACCTTTAACCATGTCAGGTAGTTTATTTAACTGACTTAAAAAGTTTGAAAAATTACCCGTTAATTTTCTCCATAACTCATCCCTTTTCTTTTGATCGGAGAAACTACCTTTACCTTGTGATGCAATACTAAATAACTGTTTAAAGAAATTTTTAATTACTTGGAATGTTTGACTAGTTTTTTTACATGCTTTATAAACTGCTGCAAATAATTTCATTAAACTATTTAAGAAATTTTGTAAATCTTGGTAGGTTAGTTTAAGGTATTTTCTGCGACTACCAGAAATACTACCACCACTAGATTCACCATATTCTAATAAACCATTTTCTTTTAATTTCTTTAAAGTTTGTAAAAGAGGTTCTTGATTAATTTTTATAGGTCTTGTTGAACTAATAAAAGCTTCTATAAATAATTTTCTAAACTCAGGATCTTTTTGATATTTGTTAATATCTTTAAGTGGTTGTGATAATCTTTTTGTTTCAGCCAATAATTGATTTAATTCTTTTAAATTTGGTGCATTACAGATATTTTTACCACCAGCCTCTTCTTTATCTTCAGGTTCAGGAAGAACCGTAACTCCCTCTACATATTGTAAAGTTTGTAGTAAATCATTAAGTGTTGCTGCTCTAGATTGTCTTTTTCCTTTTTCTCTAAAAAGTTTAACAGTTACCCCCGCCCCTAATAAACCAATCCCTAAAGTTTTAAGTATTGGTCCGGCAAATAAAGCTATAGCACTTTTCTTAGCAACTGTTTTTGCCGTCCATGTAACAAAAGATTTAAGTATCATTTGTGTCAATGTTCCACCATTAACTGTGACTAAAGTATCACCAGCTTGTTTTCCTGTTCCGGCCCAATCACCTTGAAAGACTTCTTTTAGTGTGTCACCATGAGCAGTAGGGTTTTTTACTAATTCAGATAAAGTATTATGTGCTAATTCTGGGTCTCTAAAGATACCACCTTGTTGTGTTATGATGTCAACGCCAGTTTGTGGGTTACCACCACCTAATTTAGATAAAGTTTCAACAACTTCAGTTGGGTTAGAGGATGATGATAAATCAGAACCTAAAAGTCGGTTCATTATTTGAGTCATACCTTCACCAGATTTAATATCACCTAATTTTTCTGAAGATAATTTTTCTACTATTTCTGGTGTATAAGTTGTTATTTTTTCAGCTGGAAATAGATATTCTATAACCCAAGACAAAGCTCCAAAAGAAGCTCCCGCACCTAATAAAGCTAAAGGTAATCTCCATGATTTAAGAGTTTTCATTCTCTCAGAATCTATTTTTTCTTTACCTTTTTTAGATTGTAATTGTGCTCTAATGTCAGCGGCTCTGTCCTCCTCAAGTGGTTCTTCAGAATCAGTAATCAATACATCATTCTCTTCAGAATCAACTTTTTCTTCTTCAGAATCCATCACAGAATAAACAGCCTCCAAATCAACGTCTAAATATTTTTTAACATATTCACGTAAATCAGATATAATACCATTTGCTATATCAGGGGCTAAATAACCTTTTTCTTCAGGGTTTAATTTTGTTGCTGCAACAATTGAATCATATACTTGTGAAATACTTAATATAATATTTAAAAAGTTTTCTGAATCAGTGTTATTTGGGAAATCCCTACCATCTTTTTCGTTAACTGATTTTATTCCTTGGTGAAGAACTTTAATAACTTCATTACCTTTTTTATCTATAATTGTTTGAATTTTAGCTCCAGCTTCTTGGTCTATTTTACCTTTACCGAAAATCTTACCACCTGCCTTATATCTACCTAAAATTCTAGACATATAAGATTTTGCTGTATCCCATAAACCAGCTTCAAGTAATATTTTCTTATCTTCAGTTAAAAGTTTGTTTTCTTCTAAAGAGTTTAATTGATCTATACTCTCTAATAAACCTTTAACAAGTAATTTAATATCGTTTTCTTTTTCTAAATTGGTTAAAGCGTTATCGTAATTAATCTTTTTCATTTGACAAATTGTTTTATTATAAATATTCTTGTTTTAAGAAAAAAAATCATTAAAAAATTTAAACATGACAGAATTTGATAAATATGCTTTAAAGCACATGGGTATTGGTTCACTTACCCTACATGACTACCAAAAATCACAAGAACTAATGTTTGAGACATCAAACTCAATTACACCTAACATTGTAGAGGAAAGACAGATGAACATAGCCTTACTTTCTGTTTTTGATAGGTTGATGGCTGACCGTATTATTTGGTGTGCTGGACCAGTAAATGAAAGAATGGCTATAACAGTACAAGCACAATTACTTTTCTTGTCCCAACAAGATCCTAAGAAAACTATTACACTCCATGTAGATACTCCTGGCGGAAGTGTTGCTAATGGGTTATCTATCGTTGATGTCATGAATTACATACCAAATCCAATCCAAACTATTAATACTGGCATGGCCGCTTCAATGGGTTCAGTTCTTTTAGGGGCTGGTACAAAAGGTATGAGAAGTTCTTTACCATTTTCAAGAGTTATGATTCACCAAGTATCTTCAGGTACTAGAGGTCATGTGGCTGATAATAGAATTAATCATCTTGAAAGTGAAAAGTATAATTATGTTCTATTTAATATGTTAGCAGAATTTTGTGGTAAAACTTTTGATGAAGTTATATCAAGTGCTAATAGAGATAAATGGTTTAACGCGGAAGAAATATTAAAATTTGGTTTGATAGATGAGGTTCTTTACCCTAATGGTAAAGCTGTTAAAGGTATGGATAAATACTTGGTAGGCTTTGATAAACATTACCAAAAATTAATTAAAAGTTAATTATTTTTAGCCAACTAACATCTTTAGTGGTTGGGTAGTTCACTATTCATATGTTCTTTTAATAATAAAAATCATTAAAACCAGTTAAAGTCCGGGTGGTATTAAAAAAATACTAAATCGTTGATGAGGTTATTGGTAAGGAAGCCAAGAAATAAAAAAAGGGTCTTCGGACCCTTTTTTTATATTTTATTAATTTTTGTATTAAACTCTATACCGTTTTCATCAAAGTAAGTTATTTTCCACCTTTCTAATGTGGCATTACCGGCTAAAATACCTAAATCATTTAAATCTTCTTCTAACATTTCAGCTAATTTTGCCTGTTTGTCCTCTTCTACATAGTCAGACATATTAGAAAGTTGACCCTTCATCCAATCGGTAGCAATGTAATCATGTCCACCTTTAAGATATAAATCTACCAATAAATAAAAATCAAATTCATTACCTCTCTCATTTAAACCGTTTTCTACTATTTTAATATATCTTGTTAATTTATTAATACCGTCAGAATTATTTTTAAAATTAACCCAATCCTCAGACCAAACACCATAATCACCTGTGTAATGTTCATTGGTCCAATATAATCTAAAAACGTCTTTAGGATTATTTTGGGCAACTGGTTCTGTGATTTCAATAAATGACGGTATATCACTTATCCAATCAAAGTCTTCTTTTAATATTTTAAGAATTGTCTTTCTCATTTTTTGTTTCTATTTTACCATAAGCGTCACAATGACCACCACTACTAGATTTACAAGATAATAAAACAATCATCCCTATAAGTACTAAAACTAATTTCATTTTAATTTTTATTGTGTAAAGGTCTACCTTCATTTTTCATTTTATCTAACCACTCCTCAAAAATTACTAGAGTTTCTAAAATAGTTAAATTATTTTTTTCACTAAATGTGCCAAGAAGTTCATAAGCTGAATAAATTGTGGATGATATATCTTGTAAAATATTTTTACCCCCCAAAATTTGTGTGGGTGAAAGATAAGAATAAACATCTTTAGCTAATATTCTATATTTTTCTGAACCATCGGTTGGATTTACCAAGTCATGTACCATATCATTTAACTCCTCAACATCTTCTAAAAAAGTGGCATGTGCCATTTCTACCTCATGAATCCAATTATACCACCATTGAATGTCTCTTTTAATATAAATTCCTGGTACAACACTACGATATCCTTGATAATTGTTTTTCCCATAAAAGAAATCCTCAAAATCTTTTATTGGGTCTATCTCATTAGTCCAATTAAAATCCTCTAATTCTTCTTTGATTATTTTTTTGATTAAATTTTTCATTCCTTTTCAATAACCAATTTTCTTTTTCCACCTTCAGATGTGTCATAAATAACAAAATGGATTTCAGGATATACTCTAGATAATTCTTCCTCAACAAACTCTATCATCGCGTTAACATTTCTAACATCATCATCAGAAAAACCTAAAGAAACTCTACTATATTCACCACTTTGAATTAATTTACCTACATTATCAAAAACTTTATCAATAAAGTTAGCTAAAGCCATTTTCTTATTGTGTTCAGGATTGGCAGCTCCACCACTTACAGGTAAACCCATTTTTTCACCAAACTCTTTTGAAGATACTGGGTGGTATTCACCTTTATCATCTAAGTAGATATCTATAATAGTTTGATCATCTAATTGTTCAGGTTTGTAAAAACCACCCGTTTTTTCAAAGTTTATGACATCTTTAATGTTTTCAACCATTCTTTTCTTTTCTTCAGGTGTTAATACAATATCGATAAATAATCTAACACCTTTCTTAATAACTTCAGGACTGTGACCTCTAGCAGTAATTATTGAAAATGGATTAGCGTATATTAAAGTTTCTTTAAATTTATCAAAACTGGGTGAAGTTCTGTTCGATTTAATAGCTTTTTCAGCGTCTTGTAAAAAAGTTTCAGGATGTGTAAAATCTCTAAAAGCATCCTCATCAAAGCCAACTATTGTATTTCCTTCATATTCAAAAGGTTCTTTACCAATTGAATTTCTATATTCAGCAAAATCATCTGTAGACATACCAACAACTTCACCATCATCTGTTTTAAGGTATATTTTTGTTGGCATTCTTAATATGTTGTCGTCCCAATCAAGAGCATACATTCTAAGTTCTCTTTCAGATATAAGTTTTTTATTTTTGAGTTTATTTAACTCAGCTATGATTATTTTTTTCATATCTTATTAAAATATTTATATTATATAGATAAATATTATTATATTGGTAAAAAATTAAAAAATGAAAGATGTTTACGATATTTTAATGGGTGAAAAAATAAAAGAAGAAAAAGAAGTTTTTGAGTTATTAGAAAAAACAGTTGGGGAAATAAATTATTATACCGATTCTGTTACAAATTTATTAAGACACTCAAGGATGTTATTTTTATTGGGGATTTTATTTTTATTTTTTGACTATTCAAAATTTATATGGGGAGGTTTTTTTTCTCTATGGTTTATTATTTTTTTGGTCGCATCCAATAGAAACCAAAAAAGAAATGAAATGATGACTAATTTTAAAAATTGGATCCTATTTTTTGAAGTTAGGAAATTAATAAACGATGAAAATAGACATTTATTGAAAAATTTTAAGATAAAAAGACTTTGGTTTGAAAATTAATCTATATATTTGTTAAACAAACATTAATTAAATATGAAAGTTAAAGATACCTATGTTGGTACTCATTACGTTAATTTGACTGAAGAACAATTTAATAGTATGAGTAAAATTGAAATGATAAATAAAATTTTATCAGATGATGTTGATGACATAATCAAGTATCACAATAAATTTTTGTTTATGAAAAAAAATCTTTTTGGTAGTTTATTTTTATCCACTATTTCTATTTTTACTTTTGGTGTTTTGGGTTTGTTTAGCATTATACCTGTGATTTTCTTTTATTACATGACTAAAAAAAGAAAAGACAACATTACATGGTCTATCAGAACTTTAAAAGTTAATGTAGCAATGTTTCGTGGTAATGGTAAATTTTTATTAGAAAATGATTTTATTTTTGAAAATCATTTGGGTAGATTGGATGGTATTGATATTGGTGAACTTTACGATGCTATTTCACAAAAATAAAAAAGGGGTTTAAAACCCCTTTTTTATTTATTAATTATTTTTTCTTATTTACCGGAAGTTAAATCTCTACCACCAAGACGTTGCCACCATGGTAGTTTAGACGCTTTACCCGTAACATCACCTTTAGGGACATAAACCAACATATATTCACCACCAGATTTATTAATTTTAACATCACCATCAAAGTTATCAGCTTTAGCTTGATTATACAAATCATCTATTTCTTCTTGTGAAGCTCTTTTACCTGATAATTTAGGGTAAGAATTTTTAACAACGATGTTAAACTTTTGCATAAAAGCTTTCTCATCAAATTCTCTAAGAAGTTCTAATCTTCTTTCTACCTCACTCTCAGTTAAATTATAATGTTGAGCTACTTTTTTAATTTGAGCTTCAGAAACTTTACCGTGAATATTTTTTTTAACTTCAGGTGCTTGTTTCATTTTAGCTTTTTTAACTTCTTTAGCTTTTTCCATTCCTTCACCCATGTCATCTGATTGTTCAGCTCCCATAGTCATTTTATGTTTTTTGGCAGCGTTCTTTTCAATCATAGCTGATTCCATAACGAAATGTTCTACAACTCTTTCTAGTTGTTCTCTTCTGATTTTATATCTTACTTTACTCATTTTAAATTTTATTTGTTTTTGTAATTAATTAATTTTTTAAAGTTGTCCATTTCTTCTGTTAAGAATGATGGGTTAAAAGTTTTGTTAACAGATTCAGCTAAGTCTTTAACAGATTCCTCAACAGAGTCAGATTCCTCAACAGGGTAAGTTTTTCCGTTAAATTCAAACTCTTTTTTACCTTCTTCTCTAGCTTTTTCTAAAGCCGCTGTAAAGGCGTTACCCTCCTCAAGTTCACCTTCTTCCATGTAACTACCTTCTTCCATGTAACTACCTTCTTCCATGTAACTATCTTCTTCCATGTAACTATCTTCTTCCATATAAGAAGAACCACATCCAGATTCACAAATACCTTCATACATCATACTACCACACTCATTACATGTGTCAGCCTCCATTTTCATTCCAGCTTCTTTCATTGTGGTTTCGATTAAGAAATCCAATTGTTTTTTATTAATAATTTTTGACATATCTTTATTTTATTAAATAAATATGCCTATTTTTTATAAAAATTTATGTTTCATAAACAAATTTAATATTGCCACAATCCCATATTCTATCAAAACCACGTTCTTGCATAATCTCCCATTCTGTTTTATTTGGGTCAAAACCTTCTTTAACCAATAAATCTTTTCTAAATGTAAAACGATGATATTTTTTATTGTTTTGAGATTTAAAAAAATACCAATAAGAGGGTGATGTATGTGATTCATAAATGAACCCATTTTTATTATAAACCGTTTCTAAATGATTATAAGAAGACCAACGTAAATCAGCAAAAGTTACTATTCTCTTATGGTCATAATTTTTAACAAAATATTTAAATAGTTTTGAAAAACCACCTACTACTTGGTGACCTATTTTTGAAACAAATCTAGTTATTTCCCATGTAGATTTACCTTTAGTTATTTTACGGCTGGCAAATGTTATTAAAGAAACTAATTCATCTTTATGATATAAACCTAATCTGATTTTATCTTTTGTATCTCCTTGGATATGGTTATTTATTAGAAATTCTTTTTTTGTTTTATTATCTACTTCTTTAATAACACAATTTCTTGCATAAATTTTATTAGAAATTAAACCTAGTACATTTGATAATTTTGATAATACTATTTGTGGTTTTGTCTCTATCTCCTCATCAAAGATATGTAATAGTCTAATACCTTGTTCATAACATTCTTTGGTTTTATTCAAATGGTATTTCCTATCTTTACCGTTTAATTCACCATGCCAATACATACCATTTAATTCTATAGCTAAATTATGTGTCGGGATATAAATGTCTAATTCTTTAGATATAACTTTTCTAGTATTTGTAACATATTTTATATTATTTTATATTATTTTTATCTAAGAAATCAGTTATAAATAACTCTAAAGAATTGTTTTTAGTATTTGGGAAACACTTTGGACATTTTGGTATTCTACCACAACCTAATAAAGTTGATTGAAAATTTTTACCACAGGTTAAACAGGAAAAATTATAAGATAAAGAAGTGTTGCCATTTTTATTAGTAGTATATTCATCCATTAACATTAATTTTTGATCAGATAAATTTTTAAGTAAATTAACTAAATGTTTTTCTCTTACGGTATTTTTTTGTCGTTCTACGGATAACGGTCTATCACGATTTATCATAGTTTTTTCATGTATTTCTTTTACTTGCCAAACATGTTCTACACCATATTTTTTTAAAACCCCCTCTTTAATTGATTCAATTAATTTAATTTTATTTTCTGGTCTACTACCCCACTCAATCCTACATTCATCTGAACACATAGTTCTAATTTCTTTTTTTCTAACCTCAAACTCAGTATTACAAACTTTACAGTTTCTTACCTCCCTAACATTAGAATCTTTACTTCTACCCATTTTTGTTTTTCCTTGACGAGCAGAATTAAAGTAACAATCTCTTGAACAAAATTTTTTATCCCTAAATTTATATTCAGTTTCAAACTCTTTATTACAACATTGACAAGTTAGTTTTATTTTCATGGTATAATATTTATATAAGTTATTCCTTTATATATAAATATAATGGTTTATACTAAAAAAGTATATATAAAAAAAATGGGTAACAGGAATTACCTGTTACCCACTTAATATTTAAAGTTTATCTAATTATAGATTATCAAAACTTGCTCCCGTAGGTGTTACATTAAACTCTAGAATTATGTATTCTAAAGATGGTATTGGTTTAATAAATATTTTACCACGTAACTCATTTCTATCTATTTCTTCAGGGTCATTTGATAATTGAACTCTAAAGTCTGTTAAACCTCTTTCTTTTCTAATGTTATCCAAGATTGGGTTAACAAGTGATAAGAACTGATTTCTAACAATTTGATCGTTTTGTTCAAACAACAATCTGATAGCTACAGCTGAAATTAATTTTCTTGTTTGTAGTAACAATCTTCTGATATTCAATCTATCAAGAGCTGAATCTCTAACTTGTAGGTTTTTGTTACCCCAAATTAATACACCCTCATCAGAGAAATATGCCATTGGGTTAATTCTTCCTTCGTATAGAGTATCTCTCATATCCTCAGTCAATTTGATTCTTGGTTGGATAGCTTCAGTTCTACCTCTTGTATAACCAGCCGTTGCGAACCAAGGGAAAGAAATATTATCAGTTAATGCGATATCTTTTACAACTTCTAATGTTGGTGGTAAGAAGATATTAACACTGTTTTCTCTATCTCTCATTTGAATCCATGGCCAATAAGTGGCTGTATAGTTAGAATCTAAATCAGCGTTATCTAATATATCAACAATTTCATCAGCTGATATAATATCTGGTGTCGCGAAACCTAAACCTGAAAGGTCAAAAGTTGGGTTATCACTAGGATATCTATCAGGTGAAGTTACGATATAAATAGAGTCTGCTCTTTCCTCTTCCACCATATCAACAGTCTCATCAACCAAACCTAAGTTGTCTTGGTAATCAATACCTGGTGTAACTAATACGTTAATGTTAACACTTTCAGGGTTAGAGAATGTTCTAATTGCTGATAAGTAAGCGTAGTAATCAGATGTACCTTCAGTAGCACTTAGTTGATCAAATTCATTTGTTATTAAACCTGCACTAAATCCTGCTCTACCAACTCTATAGGTATCTGTATTTGTTCTAGGTACACGAGTGTTTTCTCTGTTACAGTTCCAACCATCAAAACCTAAGTAAGGTACTAATGTGAATTTACAAGCGTTTATATTTTGATAAGTAGTACCTTCAATACTAAAAGTATCTCTGAAAGCAAATTCACCCACAACAAAATCACCAGCTATTGTAGCTCCACTATCCATGTGATAACCTTGTGTTACTGCTGTCCACATAACACCATTAGGTTTTTCACCATTATAACCTTTCCAGTTAAACATATTTTGGTCAATACCTTTAACATTTGATATCCCTAAATAAGTTTTTCTAAGTTTATCATTTGTTAAATCATATGATTGTTTGTAGAAAATGCTTGGGGGTAATAAATCTGGCTGACCAATATTTGTGGGTTCATAATCTCTAACTCTATAACCTTCGAATCCAGCAGGGAAAGCGTCAGTTGGTGCATTAGGGTTAATAACCAACATAATGTATCTACTTCTTAATACGTACTCACCGTCAGCAGTACCTATTCTTTGTGCCACAAAACTACTATCATTAGGATCCATTGAACATTTAGAGAATCTTTCTAATATTTGTGGATTAGCATCTGTATCATAGAATTGTCTTACAATAATATCAAAAGTTTTTGTCTCAACGTCAATTCTTGATATAGATATTTTAATTTCTTGGTTTGCCATATCACCATCAGAAATAGAGACAAACTTAAATAATTTATCAACCTTATTACCACGAAGTTCAGAAACAATCCAAGGAGTTTCAGGGGTTTGGTAACTTTGTTGGTAATTGTTAAATGTATCAAAGTGTAATAACTGTGGTTTAAGACCTAAGATATATCCGTTATTAATCATGTTTGCTAACATGTTAGGATAAATTTCCTCAACCCAAACTTCAGTATCTTTATCACTACAAGAAGAACCAACAACTCTAGGTAAATAATTTCTTTGTGTTGAATCTAACGAAGCGTCATAAACAACACTACTTGTAAACCCTGATGTGTAAGCTGTTAATACAAATGAACCTAAAGGATTTGTTAAAGCGTTTGTGAAGTCTCCTTGAATTCCATTTTCAGATTGGTCAACATTAAAGAATAATTGATTACTAACTACTGTAGCTCTTGACCTAACCATAGCTAGAACTTTATTTTCATATGCTGTATAAGCAGATGCTACATAAGTTATAACTGTACCTGATACTGTACCTGATATAGGTGTTGCCGTTAAATCAAGACCTGTAACGATACCAGTTAAAGACCCACCAGTAAAGTAAGTACCTACCTTATCAAAAATTGTTGGTATAGAGAATGTAGTACCTGTAGTAGCTGGAAGTGGTGTGTCAAAACCACCATAAGTATTGTAAAGATATTCAGCCTCAGTGTTACTAAATCCATAAGCCGTAGCACCTGAATAAGATGCGGTAAAAGTTGAAGTCCCAGCAGTTGTAACTGTTGATGGGTCGTAATTAGCTTCAGAAGCGATAACCCACGCACTACCTGCTTCGTAACCAGTTAAACCAAGAATTCTTGTTACAAATAATTGGTTTGACTCAGTTAAATACTGTTTAGCGATGTACGAAGCCTCATACTGAGGTTTATCATTACCAAGTAATTTAGGGCTAAGACCGCCAAAAATAGCAACATACTCATCGTAGTTACTAATGAAGATTGGTTCAAAAGCCGGACCTTTAAGTGTTTCACCAACAACACCTAAAGTTGTTACACCCACTTGTTGGGAAATAAACGTTAAATCTTTTTCTGATGTAAAGACACCTGGTGATACAAATATTTTATTATCAGCCATTTAATTTTGTTTTTTTTTTATCTAGTTATTTCTAAATAAATATTGTAGAAATTATGAAAAGATTTTTTTTGTTGTTTTACAACAAAAAATAGTATGACAGAAGTATGATTTTTGTAATATTTATAATTAAAAACTAATGAAAAGAGATAAAAACCTAAAAATTACGGCAAATACTCATAAAATATTAAAAGAATATTGTGAAAAAAATGGACTTAAAATGTTTGCCTTTGTTGAAAAACTTATTAAAGAAAAGTGTAAAACAAACACAGACATCTATGGTGAAGAATTAAGTTAATAACAAGTAATCACTACAAAACCATCACCACCTTTTCCACCCGTACCACCTGTACCTAAAAAACATCCGCCGCCACCACCTCCACCAGAACCAAATCTAGCAAAACCTCCAGCACCTCCAGCAGTAAAACTTGAACCGTTACCACCTCCACCACCAATAGATGTAAAAGGATATCTTGAAATCGAATTTGATGTTGATGGTAATGTTGGTGCAAATCCATTACCACCATTAGCAGGTGCTGTCCCAGCTGTACCACCATTAGATGCAGGAATAAACCCAAGAGTATTAACACTACCCCCGTTACTTGGTGTGCCACCAGCAGTTGATCCACCTCCACCAGCACCTCCAGTAAAAAGATTGGCTGGTGTTACGTTTGTTACTGCACCACCAATAGATGAACCAGCAGTTCCAGCTTGTCCAGCGAATGATTGAAATATACCTAAAAAAGTTAAAAAGTTTGTTGCTGATTGTGTGAATATAGTACTTGCCCCTCCAGCAGTACCAGCACCACCACCTGACGCCCCAGCACCTGCAGCGGTTGCTGCTGCGGCACCACTTCGTAATATAATATTACCGGCAGTTGTATCTGGTTGTACTGATATGTAAGATAATGAACCTGCTTGAGCAGCAGCTCCACCAGCAATACCCCCATCACCACCTTTACCAACTAAAATATACAATCTATCAGGAAGTGTTGATGCCATAAATAATCCTTTTGTGATTGCAGAGGATCCACCTCCACCACCACCACCCGCAGCGTTTACTACGGCAGTAGCACCAGCACCACCACCACCTCCCCCACCAACAACTAAAAAATTAACCATACGGGCATTTTTAGGTTTTTCCCAAATTTGCCAATCAAGTGTTGCAGTAGGTGAAGTACCATTTGTATAAAATACTTGTTGTTGTATACTACTATCTGTTACATTAAAAACATCTATCATAATTTAAAATTTTTACCACGCAGTTATTATGACAATACCATTACCACCGTTACCACCATTACCACCATTACCAGCTGTCGCGGCTCCACCACCACCACCACCACATCCAAATGCACCGTAACCACCATTTCCTGCGACACCACCTGTCCTAAAACCACCACCACCAGCACCACCAGTGAAAAATATTGGACCTAATATTGATGAATTAGTGGATGGTGTTATTGGTTGAAATCCTGAACTACCTGGGTTTGTACCCCCACCAGCACCACCTGTTATTGTAGGTACCACCCCTAAACCTGTTATATTACCTCCAGCAAACTTGCGGCACCTGAAGCACCACCACCACCAGCTCCTCCTGTAGTGATGTTAGCAATTGTTATTGAGTTACCTATACCAGCAGAAACACCACTAGCACCTGCCTGAC